AATTCTGAACAGTTCTCTTTGGGAGAAACTGTAACATTTAAAGAATCCAATATTGTATCAAATATTCAAGTAATAACAATTGGACAATATAAAGACCTTACTAATAATTATAACTTAGATAAGGGTCAGAAAGATGAATTTTATGATTATTCACGTCTTGTAAAAACTGGATCTCTGACTCCAGAAAAAAGACTATTGGTAGTATTTGACCACTATACGGTTCCATCATCTGATAACGGTGATGTCTTTACGGTATTAAGTTATGATGCTGCTAGATTCTCTAAAGATATTCCAGAAATTGGACCTAATGAGGTTAGAGCTTCTGATACTCTAGACTTTAGACCAAGAGTTACCGATAATCCAGGAACATCAGCATCTCCATTTGCATTTAGTTCTAGAAATTTCTCTACTGCTATAAATTACAACTTAAAGGCAGGAGAAAGTTCTTTACTTGGATATGATTTCTACTTACCTAGAATTGATAGAGTTTATCTAGACAAGTTCTCTGGTATTATTGTAACCAAAGGAATTTCATCACTAAATCCAAATCCACCAGAAAATGCCAGTGATGATTTAATGCAAATTGCAGAAATTTCACTTCCTGCATATTTGTATAATGTCGATGATGCAGAAATAACTCTCATCGATAATAGAAGATATACAATGAGAGATATTGGTACTCTCGAAGATAGGGTAGAAAATCTAGAAAGAGTTACATCACTTTCTCTTCTGGAAATTAATACCGAAGCACTTAGAATTGAAGATGCTGATGGAAATAATAGATTTAAGTCTGGTTTCTTTGTTGATGATTTTGCAGATAGAACTTTATTGGATGGAGACCTAACTTCAGCAGACACTGACTCTAATCAGTTAACTCCAAGAAAATTAAGTAATAGTGTAAGTCTTATTCCACTTCCTTTGACCGAGGGAGTTGATTTAGGTACTGATTATACTCTTTTAGATCCCAATGTACAAAAAACTGGCAATATAATTACACTCAAATATGATAGTGTAGATTGGATTTCTCAAGAGTTAGCTACTCGTGTAGAAAATGTCAATCCTTTCCATGTAATTGATTATAATGGACAAATACAACTTAATCCACCATCTTGGAGTTGGACTAGAACAGTTTATTTGCCCGAAAGAACTGACAGAAGAACTATAAGAAAAACTTCTACTACTAGGAGAGGCCGTAGTAGGACAATAACAAGAACATCAACTACAAGAAGTGATGTTATAATTTCATCGGAAAATGAAAAATATATTTGGACAAGAAATGTTACTTTTACTGGAACTCTTCTAAAACCATTTACCAGACATTATCAATTCTTAGGAAATCACGGTAATGTCGATTTTGTTCCCAAATTGGTTGAAATTGCAACAGATTCTACATTACAAAATTATGGATCTTCCGAAAATAGTTTTGCAGAAGGTGAAACTGTAATTGCACGTCATAATGGTAAAACTATAGGTTCCTTCAGATTAGCACAATCTAATCATAGAGAAGGAAGATACACCACACCATCAAAAACATATGAATCAAATCCATATGTAAGATCAGAAGTAGTTCAATCCTCTTATAGTCAATCTTCTAAAGTTCTCAATATTGATATAAAATCTCTTACAAACAGATCCAATGAAAACTTCTATGGATATATTGTAAAAGGTGCAAAACTGATTGGACAAAGCAGTGGGGCAATTGCTTATGTTAAAGATAGAAGAATAGTCACCAATGAAAATGGTTTTGTTACAGGATCGTTCTTTATCAAAGATCCCAATAGAACTCCTGCACCAAATCCAAGAATAACAACTGGTGTTAAAACTTACACTATAACAAGTAGTTCTGAAAATAAAAAACCATTACCAGGAAGCAAACTTGGTTCAAATGGTAGTACAACATTTACTGCAACTGGAATTAAAGTTACAAGACAAATACAAAATCTTGTCACAACTAGAATAACCAGAGTTGTAAGAAGAGATCCGTTAGCACAATCTTTTACAGTTGGTGGAAATATTGAAGCACCAAATTCATATAATCCCGCAAATGATAAAAAAGGTGCATTACTGACAAAAGTTGATTTATTCTTTGGTAATAAACCAGGTGGAGATGATGCAATTGATGTAGAAATCAGAACTATGGAATTGGGAATTCCAACACTTACAAGAATAGGGGATGCAGTAACTTTAAATCCCTCTGAAATTAATGTTTCTGATACTGGAGAAGTTGCTACAGAGGTAATTTTCCCAACTCCCGTATTTTTACCTCCCGGACAAGAATATGCATTAGTTCTGATTGCACCAACCACAGATGAGTATGAAGTTTGGACTGCAAAGATGGGTGAGAAGACGGTAAATACTCAAAATTTACCTGATGCTGAAGCAGTTAGATATTCCAAGCAATTTGCAATTGGAAGTCTGTTTAAATCTCAAAATGGATCTATTTGGACTCCTGCACAAGAATCTGACCTTAAATTCAAATTATATAGAGCAGAATTTACTCCAAATACACCTGGAATAGCACATTTTGGAAATACTCCAATATTACCAGATCAAACGAACACTACTTTAGTTTCTTTACCAAAAACTACTACTCTTGGAATTACAACTATAACAAACTCCTCTTTGATTAGTACGTTAAGTATTGGTAGAAAAATTGCTGGAACTAATGCCGGAACATTTGGTCATATTGTTGGTACAGGAAGTTCTGTTGCTACAATTTCTGTAACAGAAACTGGTGCAAATTATGTTGCTGATACAAGTGTAGATACTTACAATATTGTTGGACAAGGAAGTGGATTAAAACTCAATATTTCTGTTTCAAATGGAGCAATAACAGGAACACCAGTTATTGTTGAAGAAGGTACTGGATATCAGGTTGGTGATGTTGTTGGTATTGTAACCAGTTCCGTATCCTCTGGAACTGGAAGAGATGCAACTATTACAATTGCATCTATTACTGGTGTTGATACTTTGTATCTTGGAAGTGTACAAGGTCAATTTGATAGTGCTGTAGGGTCAGGTCTGAGTTACTACAGTGGTGCTACAACCATTGTTTCTTTGGGATCGACTCAAGTACTGAGTAATAATGAAGGGACTGATTTAAATTCTGGCAGTTTCTTGGAAGTGAATCATTTCAATCATGGAATGTATGCTAAGAATAATAAATTGACAATTTCTGATGTTGAAACCGATACTACTCCAACTACTTTAACTGGCAATTTTAGTACTACAGACAATCAAATTACAGTTGTAAATACATCGGTATTTGAAACCTTTGAAGGTGTCGCTAGTGGTGCAGCAAATACTTGTTTCGTTCAAATTGGAAATGAGATTATTGGAGTAACAACGGCAAGTTCAACGCAGTTAAATGTTGTATCTAGAGGTGTAGATAACACTATTGTTCAACCACATGATTCTGGAGATACTATTTCTAAGTATGAATTTGGTGGTGTTTCTTTAAGAAGAATCAATAACATTACTCACGATATCAATGGTTTAAGTGATACTAATATTGATATTGATAGTGACAGATACTATATTGAAATAGATAGATCTACAAATGGAACGAACAGATCAGTTGATGCTGCAAATTTACCACAACTTTCATTTAGTAGTGAATCTGTCAATAGTGGAAGTCAGATTAAAACTTCAGAAAATAGAGTATATAATGAAATTAAACCAAATATTCCTGTTGAAATTATTGGAGAAGAAACCACTGCTAGTGCGGTAATTAGATCTACTACTGGAACTAGTATCGATGGATCGGAAGTATCTTTCCAGTTACTCAATTCTGTCGAACCAGTTGTTCTTAATGCTAGCAATAGAGTTAACACTACTAGATTGGTATGTTCGAGAGTCAATGAATTAAATCAACCACAATTTGAAAATGTTTCTGGTAGAAGATCCTTGACTGCATCTGTAACCATGAACACTACAGATAAAAATATTTCACCAATAATTTATCTTCTCGAAACTGGATCTGTTACAGCAGATTTAATTTCAAATGATATAAACGCTCCTGTAACCAACTTTGCATCAAGTGATTTAGTTAAGAGTATTAATGAGGATCCACATAATGCAGTTTATGTTTCAAATATAGTAAATCTTGCACAACAAGCATCTTCATTGAAGGTAATCTTTAGTGCATTTAGACCAGAGTCTTCTGATATCAGAGTTCTCTATAGTTTAATTAGAGATGACTCTGTTGGAATTGAACAAGAATTTGAATTGTTCCCTGGATTTGATAATTTAGAGTCTGCTTCTGATGGATCCACAAAAGTAGTTACTCCAGGCCTTAATAGTGGTAGACCTGATGTTAGAGTTCCTGCCAGTGAAGATGGACAATTCTTGGAGTATGAGTTTACTGCAAATGATCTTGGCAATTTCAGTGGATATAGAATCAAAATAATTATGTCTGGAACAAATCAATCTGCTTCACCTATTATAAGAGATCTGAGAACACTTGCACTACAATGAAGAAACTAACAAAAGTAAAAGATCATCCTCATCTCTATCGGGATGAGGAAACTGGTGCTATCATAAACTATGATACCGCATCTTATAATCAAAGATTGAAGAAGATAGAAAATCAAAAGTCTCATAAAAAAGAACTTGATGATATGAGAAAAGATATAGATGAAATTAAGGAGATGCTGAAACAATTTCTAAATAAATGATTGCCCAGTGAAATAATATAAATAGCTAGAGGTATATTAGCATCAATAATAATGGCTGTTTATGTATCCAACATAGTGATTGAGCAGGGATTTGATTTTGATACATCCTTTCAACTGGAGGATACTAGAACAAATGCTCCTTTAATTCTCACCGATGCCTCTACAACGGCACAAATGAGAAAACATTATGGAGCATCTACATCAGTATCTTTTGCATCCACAATTACTAGTCCTGATCTAGGTATCATTTCTATTTCAATGACTGCAAATCAATCAGTTAGCTTGAAACCTGGAAGATATGTATATGATGTAAAAATTATAAATGCTGGTAGAGAGTATAAAGCTGTCGAAGGCACAGCACTAATACGAGGGGGAGTAACTAGGTAATGCCGAATATTAACGACAGAATTGGTTCGCAGAATGTAATTCGTGTCTTATCTAATGCGTCTGCACCACCTACACGATTAGTAAACTTAACTGATGTAGATTCCAGTAGAAAGACTGAAGATGGTATGATCCTAGTATGGGATCTAACCACAGAAAAGTTTTTCATGACAGATGCAATAGATGCATCTAAATTGACTGTAACTGGTTTAGTTACATTTACAAATTCTACAGACTCCTCCTCTCCCACAACTGGTGCTCTAGCAGTTTCTGGTGGATTGGGTGTTGGAAAATATGTTAATTTTGGAAGTGGACTGACTGTAGCAGGTCTAACAACTTTTTCATCAAATGTAGATTTAAATGCATCATTAGATGTTTTAAATCATGCAAAAATTAATGGAACTTTCCAGACAGTTGGAATAACAACACTTGCTTCATCGGGTGGAATTACTACAACTGGAGGTGACTTTTCGGTAGGAGGTTCATTTAGAGCCAACAACATTACAGTTTCTGGTATTGCTACTTTTGGCACCACAAGTGTTGTCATAGATGGCAATAATGATTTAATTAATGTTGGCACAGGTTTAACATTAAGCAGCACACAAGGTGTAATAACTCCATCTATAAATGTTAGTGGTCATAGTGAGTTAGATACTGTTAATGTTTCTGGTGTTTCTACATTTGTTGGAGTATCTACTTTTGTAAGTGATGTTTACATCGGTGGTGATCTTTACATTGCTGATGATTTAAAGTTTGATGAAGTAAATGCACGTAATGCAAATATTTCCGGTATTTCTACTGTAGGGACATTATTAGATGTAAATGGAAATTTAGATGTTGATGGACGAACTGAGTTGGATATAACCAATATTAGTGAAACTCTCAATGTTGCAGGTGTTTCTACTTTTGTTGGATTATCAACCTTCCAAAATAATGTTTTTGTTTCAGGAACACTTGAAGCTGGATTAATTGATGGAGGAGAATACTGATGGCAAAACCAAGTACTAGACAAGAACTAATTGATTACTCCCTAAGAAAACTAGGAGCCCCAGTATTAGAAGTTAATGTTGCTGATGAGCAAATTGATGATTTAGTTGATGACACGATACAGTTTTTCAATGAAAGACATTTTGATGGTGTCGAAAGAATGTATCTGAAGTATAAAATAACTCAGGATGATATTGATAGAGGAAAAGGACCCTCAGATCCTGGTGTAAGTGGAATTACTACCACAACTGTTTCCAACAGTGTGGGATTAACTACTCAATTTAATTACGAAGAAAATAATAACTATATTCAAGTTCCAGATTCAGTAATTGGTATAGAAAAAGTATTTAAGTTTGATGCGAGTTCCATCTCTGGTGGAATGTTTAGTATCAAATATCAATTATTTTTGAACGATTTGTATTATTTCAATTCTGTCGAATTGTTACAATATTCAATGACCAAGACATATCTTGAAGATATTGATTTCTTGTTAACAACTGATAAGCAGATTAGATTCAATAAAAGACAAGGTAGAATGTATCTTGATATTGACTGGGGATCTCAGAATGCTGGAGATTATTTAATCATAGATTGTTACAGAGCACTAGATCCCGCAAATTTTTCAAAAGTCTACAATGATACTTTTGTAAAACAATATTTAACAGCTTTGATTAAAAAGCAGTGGGGTCAGAATTTAATTAAGTTCCAAGGTGTAAAACTTCCTGGAGGAACAGAATTAAATGGACGGCAATTATATGAGGATGGAGAAAGAGATCTTGCGGAAATAAGGCAAAAGATGACATCCGATTATGAAATGCCACCTCTGGACTTTATTGGGTAATAATTATGGCATTAAATCCATTCTTTCTGCAAGGATCTTCTAACGAGCAGTTTCTCGTTCAGGATTTAATTAATGAACAATTAAAAATCTATGGTGTAGATGTATATTATCTACCCAGAAAAATTTTTAAAACTGACAATATAATTCGTGAAATTCAATCATCAAAATTTGATGATGTTTTTATGATGGAAGCATATATCAATAATTATGATGGGTATGCTCCTGATAGTGATATAATGACTAAGTTTGGACTTAGATTAAAAAATGAAATAAGTCTAACAATATCTAAAGAAAGATATGAAGAATTTATTGCTCCATTCTTAGAAGGTATTTCTTCAGGAATTAGAGAAGGCAGAATTACTGAGTATGATTTTGCGGATTTGATTACAAGACCAAAGGAAGGAGATTTAATTTACTTCCCACTAGGTGAAAGACTATTTGAAATTAAAAGAGTAGAGTCTGAAAAACCATTTTATCAATTAGGAAAAAATTATACTTATGAATTGAGTTGTGAACTTTATGAGTATGAGAATGAACTTATTGATACTAATATTGAACAAGTTGATAATACTGTAGAGGATGAAGGATATATTACTTCATTGGTTTTGGTTGGAACTGCTATCACTGCAACTGCCACTGCAGGAATTTCTAGTGGATCTGTAAATCAAATATTCATAAATGACGATGGTTCTGGATATACCACCCCACCAACAGTGACATTCTCAGACCCACCAGATATTGCTGGAGGAGATGTAAAAGCAACTGCAGTTGCAATTACTACTAATAAAGGAAATATTCAATCAATTCAAAGACTTGAGTTAACTAATGGTGGATCTGGATACACTAAACCACCAACAATCACAATTACTGGTGGAGGTGGTTCTGGAGCTGCTATTACCTGTTCAATTGCTACCACAGAATTTAGTGTCAGTTCATTAACACTTACAAATGGTGGTAGAGGATATGGAAGTGCACCGATAGTCACAATTGGATCTCCAGGAACAGGAACTACTGCTACTGCTCTTGCAAAAATTAATAATGTTGGTGCTATTAGTCAATTGTCAATAACTCAAGGTGGAATTGGATACACTTCTGCACCAACAGTACAATTTACTGGATTCGCAACCGTTGGTGTAGGTACATTCGTGTATAACGAAGAAGTTACTGGGCAAACTTCAGGAACAACCGGAAGAGTTAGAGACTTTAGAGTATCAATATCAGCATCAGGAAGTTCTCTAGAAACTACTAATCTACGTGTATCACTAAATACAGGTAAGTTTATTGCCGGTGAAATTATTGTAGGATCGATCTCTTCTGCTAAGTATGTGGTTCAAAGTTATGATACAGATAGTTATGATAATCCATACGATGTGAATGAAGAGATAGAACTTGAGGCAGATAACATATTAGACTTTACAGAATCAAATCCATTTGGAACTTTCTAATGCTGGGAACTTATTTTTATCACGAAATTATTAGAAAAACTATTATTAGTTTTGGAACATTGTTTAATGATATCTACATTAGACACACCAAAAGTGATGGTAGTATTTTAGATGAAACTAAAGTTGGTCTTTCTTATGGACCAATGCAGAAGTTCTTGGCAAAGATTCAAGAACAAGAACAATTAACAAAATCAATTGCAATCACTCTTCCCAGAATGTCTTTTGAGATGAGTGGTATTCAATATGATCCCACCAGAAAGACTGGAGTAACACAGACATTTAAAGCTGTTGATAAGAACAATGGCAAAATGAAAAAAGTGTTTATGCCAGTTCCCTATAACTTGTCATTTGAATTAAATATTTTCAGTAAGTTAAATGATGATGCACTTCAAATTATAGAACAGGTACTGCCATTTTTCCAACCATCATTTAATTTAACTGTAGATTTAGTAAGTTCTATTGGAGAAAAAAGAGATATTCCAATTGTTTTGGATAGTGTAAATTTTCAAGACGACTATGAGGGAACGTTTCAAACAAGACGTGCTTTAATATATACATTAAGATTCACTGCAAAAACATATCTGTTTGGTCCGATTGCAGAATCTTCCGATGGACTTATCAAGAAAGTTCAGACAGATTTCTATACAGATACAAACGTACAAACAGCAAAACGTGAGGTCAGATATACTGTTACCCCAGATCCAATTACTGCAGGTCCAGAAGACGACTTTGGATTTGATGAAAATTGGTATGACTTTAGTGATAGTAAGAAGTATAGTCCAACAAGACAAGAGGATATTTGATTGATATGAGTAATAATTATGATCCTATCGATGAAGCATTGAATACAACAAGTGATATTGTTGATGTAGAACCTGCTAAGAAAAAACCAGAGATTGTAAAATCTAAAGAAGTAGATATTGAAAAGGATTATGAGTATAGTCGTGCAAACCTCTATTCCCTCATAGAAAAGGGTCAGGAGGCAATTAACGGCATTATGGAGGTTGCAGGAGAAGGAGGCAGCCCAAGGGCATACGAGGTCGCAGGACAGTTGATTAAGAGTGTTGCTGATACTACTGATAAGTTAATTGACTTACAGAAGAAACTAAAAGACGTTGAGGATGAGTCTAAAAAGACCACAAATAATGTTACTAACAATGCAGTTTTTGTAGGTTCTACTTCAGAGCTTCAAAAAATGCTAAAGCAAGGTTTTCTAAATAATAAAGAGTAATCTACTTTTTTATTGATGAAAAAGTGTAAGCAAGGATACTATTATTGCCATACTGATAAAAAATGCAAACGGATTCCTACAGGATACCGTGTAGGTTTAGGTGGATATCTCCGTAAGGAGAATGGAGAAGAACAAGGAGAGAATGATAATGCAGATAACACAAATGGCAATGGAAATGGGAATGGGAACTCTAATGGGGGTTCTAATGGTGGAGGGGTCAGTGAAGGAACCTTGCATAAGTGGTTCAAAGGATCAAAGTCCAAAGATGGTAAAGGTGGATGGGTCAACGTCGTTACAGGTGGGACTTGCGCCAGTGATGAACCGGGAGAAGGAACACCGAAATGCGTTTCTTCAGCAAAAAGAGCAAGCATGAGTAAGTCTGAAAGACTTTCTGCTGCTAGAAGAAAGAAAAAAGCAGATCCAGGACAACAACAAAAATCTGGTGCTGCAAAACCAACTTACGTTTCAACCGACAAAAAGAAAATGAAAAAAGAAGAAGTAGAAATTATCGAAGGAAAAGATAAGAAGGGTAAAGGTAGTGGTACCAAGGATGCCTGCTATCATAAGGTCAAATCACGTTATTCTGTCTGGCCTTCTGCTTATGCATCTGGTGCATTAGTTAAGTGTCGTAAGGTTGGTGCTGCTAACTGGGGAAATAAGAGTGAAGAGATGGATTATGCATCATTTGCAGCTAAAGCAAAAGAGACTTTAAAGAAAAATAAAGAGAAAACACTTAAGGGTGAAACAAAAACAAAAACAAAAAAAGAAGAATGGATTGTAGATAATGCAGCACAATATTTTTTCAATGAGGGTATCAATGAAGAGGGTTTAGTAATCTTCATTGAAGAACTCGGAGTTGAAAATTTTGTTGAGTTTGTTCATGATCTTGCAGAAGATTCTGAGTTGATTGAGGCATATGCTTTAACTGGAAAAAAGAAATCTCCAAAGAGATTGCCAAAAGGAACTCAACCAGCAAAAACAACAAAAGCAACTATTGCCAGAGGTGATAGAACTATCAAAGCAGCATCACCATCTGGTGCATTTAAAAAGAGACCTGCGGCAGAGAAAGCAGTTGA